GGCATGGCCCAGGTCAGGATCGCGCAGTGGCGGAAACGCTCCGGTGCCGGCGAGCGATGAGAGCGGGTGATTTCCTCGATCGCGGCGTGCTTGCGGTCGACGTGCGTCGAATACTTCGCCACCAAGTGCCGCCAGTGCTCCGAGGTGAGGTTTTTGTGCAGCCGGCTGAACACCATGCAGTCGAAGAGGAAGGCAGCCTCCTTGCCCACGATGGCGCCCTTCTGCTTCGCCGCTTGGACCTTCGGCTCGAAGTCGCAACCGCCCGCGCTGTTGATCGTCTCGGCCGCCAGGGCGCGGACCACTGCCGATACCACGTTCTGATAGTTCACTGTCCACCCCCTGCCCGCTTGGCCTTTCTCAAAATGAATTCTTCGTAGCTGCGCTTGCGTCGAACCGCGCCCGCCCAGGACAGCGACAAGCCGCCCACCACCATGAGGGTGGCCAAAATCAGGAATCCCCATGCTGGTGTCATGCTGCCGCCCTCCTCAGGTCTTTGAGCTTCTGCCTGTACAGAGCCTTGATGGCCTGCAGGTCCTCGATGGTCAGGCGCTGGGGCTTATGAGGCCCTTCGAGCCATTCAACCTGGTCGGCGCCGATGCGCTTCACGAGACGGATTCGGTACTCGACCGCGTTACCCGACAGGTTGCGGTTGCACTTCACGCACTGGCGGTGGACGTTCAGCGGCTCGAACCGCAGCTCCGGGCAGGCGCCCACTGACCGGTAATGGCCGGCGTCCCAGCGGCTGCCGGTGATGAGGTCGTGGTCGCTCGGCAACGAGTCGCAGCTGATACACGGCAGGCCGGCGTCACGCTCACGGATGTAGGCGTTGAACGCGGTCTGCGCCTCGGCCATGTGCTCGCGGCGGGTCTTCAGCTTCTCCCGCCGCTCCTGCAGGTCCTGCCGGGCCTGCTTGGTGATGGCCTTGGCCGCGATCTTCTGCAGCTTCGGATCTTTGGCCATGGCCTTGGCACAGGCGATGCTGCACACCTTCTGCGTGGTCATGGTCGGCTTGAAGGGCTTGCCGCAACCTGGCGCCTTGCACTTCTTCGGCTTGATCTCCTTGATCCCAGTCATCAGCGATCCTCCCGTTTCTGCCGCTGGTAGAAGCTCGTGACTACCTCGGCCAGGAACCGGCAGCCCATCTCACTAAGCCCGCTGGCAAAGTCCGCCGCGGCACCGGCACGCCCGGCGTACTCTTGATCCAGTCGCTGAGCCACTGCAGAACAGAACGAGCCAATATCCTCGGCGTCCATCTCTTTCACGACCTTCTCGGCCGAGAGGAACACTGTGGTTTGCGTTGTGATTCCAAGTCCGTCGCTCATGCCGCCTCCTCGCTCAGCAGATCACTGAACACCACGCCCTGCGGCGCGAACTCGGCCACGATGCGGTCGGTGTACTGGCAGCCCTGCGCCCGGTCGAACAGCCGGGTCACCGGGAAGCCGTCCGGCCCGAACATCGCGCACGGCCCCATCAGACGAAGCTTCACCTCATACGGCAGGTGGATGAACGACTCCGCCCAACCGGTGCGGAACTCATCGCAGCCAGCGCGCATGATCGGAACGCCGAAGTGCAGCTTGCAGTACCGGCGCACATCCTCGATGTCGCCCATCTCGGTGCTCTTGGCGATGCGGTCGTACATCGCAAACCACAGGGCGTTCTGGTCCAGGGTGCGGTCCTTGCCCGCGCGCATGGTGACCACAACGAACTTCTTGTCGCGGAACATACGGGTGAGCATGGTCACAGCCTGGGAGAGCTTGGCCTGGCTGTTGACGCTGATTTTCTCGGTCATGGCCGCCCCCCCGCCTTCTTGCTCACCTTCCCTTCGGCTTCCAGCTGACGCATGGTCTTGCGCAGCGTGTTCAGGTCGTAGGCGCGCATCATGGCCTTGATCCACTTGTTCATGATCGTGACGCAGGCGTAGGACAGGGCGAAGAGCACCAGGGCGACCAAGGCAGTTCCGGCGCACGCCATGACCGCGTAACCGAGCCACATGGCAAGATCATTCATGGCGCCACCTTCAGGCCATGGACCTCGATGGCTTCGCGCGCTTCTGCACGGGCCTTTTCGTGGCCGAAGATCACGTCGGGCTGAAACATTTCTGGATTGAGTTTTGGCAGCTCCACCACCACGGCCTCGCGGGAGGCCTGCCAGGCCCACCACGCGCACAGGGTTTCCAGCGCCACGTAGTCGCCGGCGGCGCGACTGGTGCCGTTAGCGAAGCGCAGTGCCTGCTGGGTACGGGCAAGAGACAAGCCTTGGCTTTTTGCTGCGGCCTCGAACTGCTCGCGCATCTTGTTGCTGTCCATCAGTGCTTCTCCTCGGCCAGAAAGTCCGATACCGATTTCCCGGTGGCGATGTGCTCAAGGTTTCCTTGGTCGTTCGTGCGGAACTCGCCTTTTGGCAGATAGAGCCGATCGAAATACCCATGCCATGCATGGATGCGTGGATCGCACGCTGAGCACAGCATCCAAGGCTGGCTTGGCAGTCCGCGCCATTGCCCTTCCATGCGGACCCAGAAATTGCTGGTGGCTGTGTTCTCTCGGCAGCCGCATTCGTAACACTGGAATAGGCTCACACCCCCTCCCCGGCCGGCTGCCCGGCGCGCTTGATGTTCAACTTGGCCAGCAGGTGTGCACGGCACGCGGCGGCGCTGGTTGGGATCTGCTGGATCTCCAGCAGGCGGGCCTGCTTCTGGTTGGCGTACTCGTCGGCCAGCTGTGCGGCGCTCTTCTGGCTGTCGTGGCCGATGCCGGTGGCGATGTCGCCCAGTGGCTCGCCGGCGACCAGCATGCGAATGGTGATGTCGTAGGCCCGGGCGAATACCTTCTCTGCCCGCTCCACCTCCATCGACCCCAGGTTCTGCGCCTCACACTGCAGGGCCGCGTGGCGCACCGCTGCGTGCGACCAGGTGCGGGAACCTGCCCTGCTGGGGTGGAAGTTCTCCAGCGCCTCTGCCAGGGCCCGCGCAAGCGGCGGAATGCCCATCTCTTCCGGCGTCGGCTGGCACAGCTTGATGAACTTGCCGCTGCTCGGGGCGAAGTCGGTACCCAGCACCCGGCACTTCTGGATGCCGAAGCGGATCTGCTCGAGCGTGTTGATGCCGGCCGCGACGAAGGACTTGATCCAGCTGCGCTTGGCGGCCTTCAGCGCCTCGTCATCCGGCCAGGCCTGCTTCCACGCAGGGAAGATGGCCTGCAGCTCCTTGAACAGGGCGTTGACCACTTCAGTGGTGCCTGGGTCCAGCTGCTTGGCCGGGGCCTGCGCCTCGGCGGGCAGGTTGCGTGCCGCGGCCATGATCTGCGTAACGCTGCGCAGTTTCGGTTGTGCGGTCATAAGCCCCCCAGGTCATCAGCCCAGCTGGTGTCGTTGAAGTCGGGACCGCTGGCCGGGCGGCGGGATGCGAACGGGGCGGCGCCTGCCGGCTGGGGCAGTTCGTCTTCCCAGCGCTTGCCGTTCAGCCAGGTGGATGCGTGCGGGATGAACTGGCCGCCGTCCTTGGTCCAGTCGGTCGATACGGTCCAAGCAGCCAGTGCCTTGGCCATCAGGTCGAACAGGTCAGCGGTGACCTTGATCTTCTTCCAGACCTTCTCTGCGCCGGCCTTGCCGACCTTGCGCGGATACAGAGCCCAGAAACGATCAAATGCGACCAACTCGGGAGCGTCAGCGGACGATGGGTTTGTATCTATTGATTGAGTAATAGAATCCTTTATTAAGTAGCTGTCGGTTTGCCCACAGTTCGGTAAACCCACACTTCGGTTAACCGAATATTCGGAAACCTGTAGGTTCGGTTCGTAGTGGACGATGACGCGGCGGCCGAGCACCTTGCCGGTACCTTCCTCTCGCACAACCTCATGGCTGACCAACCCCAAATCCTTGAGGCAGGCCATCGCCCTGGAGTAGCGCTCACGACCGATCGAGAACCTGTCTTGCAGGTGAGAGCCAATGACTTTCCAGTCGCTGGAGCGCGTCTGCAGGTAGGTCCAGATGGCCAGGGCATCGGGATTGATGATCATGGCCACCACATCATTGCTCAGCGAGCTGTATGGGGCCTGCTTGGCATGGAAGGTGGTTGCCGTGGCCTTCTCCACGTTCACGGGCTTGGTCATGGCAGCACCTCGAAGTGGAATCTGTGCTCCTTGTCGAAGCCCAGGACCGGGAAAGCACCGGCCTCCTTCAGGTACATCAGCTGGGAATGGCCGAAAATCGCCACGCCAGTGACTTTCTTGGCGGTTAGGTACATGCGGTAGTGCTCGAGCGTCTTCGTTCCCTTGGAAGCGTTGCAGGAGTGACAGGACGGCATGAGGTTGCCGAGGTCGTTCGAGCCTCCCAAGGACTTAGGGAAAACGTGGTCGATGTGGAAATCTTCTTCGCACAGGTTGTCGCCGCAATACGCGCAATGCCCGTTGGTTTTGGCGTACACCTTGACGCGCTTGAATGGAGAGATGGATTTGCTCATTGGCCTCGCTCCTTGGCCAAGGCGGCGTCGATGAACGCATCCATGCGCGCAGGTGCCATGCCTGGGATATCCCTTGTGTCGCAATACCCTGCGCCATCTCTCAGCCAACGGTACCGCTCGGCATCCTTGCGCAGCGCTTCGTTCTCGTCAGAGATGCCGCGCTTGATGCGACGCTCAGCCTCAACGGTAAGCCTCCACGCCTCGTTATCGGTTTTGAGCTGATCTCGCTCAATGCGGAGCGCGCGGGCCTTTCGGAACTGCTCGCTATAGAGCAACTGAATGCGCTCGATCTCTGCCCAGTCCGACTCCACGCCAGCCTTGAGCCGCTCGATCTCGGCCAGCAGGGCCAGGATCGTGGCCGGCCCTGCAGCGCCAATAAAATCGCGCTCTGCATCACCAGTAACACGGGATAGTCCGAATGACTGCGGGCTGTACCAGTCTGGAACTTTGCTCGCAGCCTCGGCCATCGCCTTGAGTTGTGCCTTGTCGATGCTCATGCTGCACCCCGCACAGCCTTGTCGTGGGTGTGCAGCCCGTCCCAGTTCTTCTTCATGGGCAGCTCGCCGGCCAGGTACAGCTCGTACAGGCGCACGGCGCCCTTGCGCAGAAGAATTGGCGTGTAGCTGATGAACGCCTCTTTCCCGTGCGGGGTGATCTCCTGCTGGTGTTCGGTCATGTACTTGTCGCGGGCGTAGGCGGCGACGCGGTACCGGGTACCGGACTTGCTCTCGTTGTAGAGCCAGCTGCGGCCTTCGAGGAAGTGGCCGACCTGCATCACGTTGACCCCATTCAGGCCCTTGCAGAACTGAACATGGCTCATGCCTTCCTTGAACAGGTTCTCCAGATGGTCGATCTTCTTGGCCTGGGCCTCGACCTGGACAGTGAGCAGGACGCGGGCTTTCTCCGACTCCAGGGCCATCTGGAGGATTTCCAGCTTGCTCAGGTCGGTGGGCGCAGGCGGCGCTGCCTTCGCGAGGCGCCAGAATTCCTTGACCAAGCGTTTTTTGAACTCACGGACGATGGCCGTGTTGCGCATGTAGGTCAGCAGCAAGGTCGCCTGCTGCTCGTTCATCAGCGCAATCTCGCGGGACTGCATACCGCCTGCGGTCTCGAAGGGTTCGATTTGGAATCGCACCCCTCCAAACTCGCTGAAGTCGGCCTGGTACTTGCGAACCAAGGCAATCACGCTGGCGTGCTCGTTGCCGGTTTCGTGAGCGATGGTGCCGGTGGTGGTCACCGCCTCACCGTCGACGATGGCCACAATTGGAGTTCGCGCCACGAAATCGTGGTTCGCATTTTGTGGCGCGAGGGCCACGGTATTGATTTGGCTACCAAGGTGCATATATGATTGCCTCGCACATGTGTTACGAATGCAGTACAAGAAACCGGGCGGCCACCCGGTTTTTTTGCGCCTGCGGTTTAGGTGTCACTTTTGAGGCCCTCTTTAGGGGCCAATTGGTACAGCTTCGCTTTGGGCCTACCGACCATCGCCGGCCCTCCCATTGCCAGGAACTCGATGGCAATCGCCTCAAGTGCCTGATCAATGCTCAAGCCCTTCTTCAAGGCGAAAGCACTGATCCTTCTCTTTGCACCATCACTCAGGTGCTCGTAGTCGATTTCGGGCACGTGACCTCCATAGGGCCCCTAGGCCGCGCTAGACTGCTTGTCGTCCTTGCTCAGCGCTTCAATCGCACCGTTTTCCACGGCCCACTCGATCATTTCGTAGAGGTAGGTCGCGTGCTGCATCTCTGCGCGCTCTGCTGCCCTGGCCAGGATGCGGTCCAGGGTTTTGTTGAAACGGACCTTCCGAGGCGTATCACGCTTGTGGGATTGGTCTGCGTACATGCGGGTACTGCTCCTTGCGGTTGAAATGGGTTAGGCGGCGGACTTGGTTGGCGCGGTGACAGCTAGAAGGCGCTGAGCCTTGAACGGCTTGCCATTGGCCTTGGCCAGGACTGCGATCTTTTCCGCGTAGCTGGTCTCGCCGGTGTATTCGGTGCGCGGGAGGCAGCCAGCGGTGAGCCACTTGTAGACGGCGCGCGGCGTTTTCCCGCAAGCGAGCGCAACGGCAGTTACGCCGCCTGCGTCATCGATTGCCTTCTTGAGCTCCTGCATGGGGCCTCCAAACGAAATATGAACTGTCAGTACATATTATGTCGGAACTGAAAGTACATGCAAGCGCGTGCGATATTGAACCTATGGTTCAGATAGAAGAAATACGCGCAGCCTTCGCGGCACGCCTGAGGGAAGCCCTGCTCGCCAACGACATTCCGTCGTGGGGCGCTGGTGCTCGTCTTGCGAAACTTGCCGGCGTTACGCCGAAGGCAAGCAGCAAGTGGCTGAACGGAGAGTCAATGCCGGGCGGCGCCAAGATGCTTGCCCTGGCATCCGCGCTCAAGGTCCGGGTCGAGTGGCTGGAGTATGGGCGCGGTGGAATGCGGGATGGCGATCATGAAGCCCCGAAGCCATTGGCGTCACAGCCCGCCGACATTCCCGCCTTCCCTACTGAAGATGACGAAGAAGACGCGTACGTACACATCAAGCAGTACACCGCCCTTGTTTCGGCGGGGCCAGGTCAATCCAATGACCACGTCGAGGTCAGGGGGACGCTCGCATTCAAGCGCGAGTGGATCCGGTTCATGGGCCTTAACCCGAGGAACCTGAAAGTAATTTACGCGCAGGGCTCAAGCATGGAGCCAACCATAAGTGATCGCGACGTATTGCTGATTGATGAGTCACGGATCGATCCTGTAGACGGCCAGGTGTTCGCGCTCTTCAGCGAGAACAAGGGTGCCATCGTCAAACGCCTTATCTTCTCCGACCTAGAGGGATGGATAATTCGGAGCGATAACCCAGACAAAGCACTCTATGCAGATCTCAAGGTGCCGGACGGAGAGATTCATGAGCACCGAATCCTTGGTCGCGTAATTTGGCGTGGCGGAGTCCTCTAGCCATGCCCCTAACCAAGCCCAACCAAGAACTCCGCCGCGACCTTCAGGGCCTGGCCTCCGACCTGAAATGGTCAGCGGTCGAGCTGATGCGGATTGCTGAACGACTGAGCCTGGCCGGAAACGAGCACGACGCCCAGGCAGTGATCAGGATCTGCCAGGTTATGCAGGCTGCGGAGGATCGGTTGGTGGGGTATGGGGATGAGGTAAAGGCTCGGCGGATTGAGCGACACAAGGCTGATTAGCTCCTCCTCCGACACAAGATGAATCCAATTTTTGAGAGATCCCCGGAGATTTGCTTTAGGATGGCTGCTAGATGAGCTCTACCAAGGATGATGCCGCAAGCGGCTCCATGCTTAAGGATTTGTCGCTGGCGATTGACTCGTTCAAGGGGCTCCTGGAAATGATCTACGCCAAATCGGCGTACTTAGGCCATTTCTGCGTCATCATGATCATTGTCTGCCCCGCCTATGCTATCTACACTTGGGGAAAGATTGGGAAGCCCGAGCGCGCTGCTGACGAAAAGGCTGAGAAGGCCTTCAAGAAAAAGCTAGCCAAGGGCAAGAAATCTGGAGGTAAAGGGAAATGATCGAATTTGTCGTCGCAAGCCTGCTGGCAGCTACCACTGTCGGCTATTGGGCGCTTTGCAGATCCCGATCCCTTCCTTTGAGGGAGAAGGCATCTCAACTGGTTACCGAGTACATCGAGCGCGATGATGTGTCGGAAGCAGACGCTCAGTCGATGTTCGGGGCCTATTTCATGGCTACCAAGTGCTGGTTCTTACCGCTGGCCGTGATTCTGTCGATTGGGCTCATTCCCTACATTGCATTGGTCAGCAAACCTGGTGACAAGCCGACCCCGGATGACAAGCGCAAGATTATGGCCAGCTGCATGCTGTTCCATGTTGTGCGAAACCCTCTCATATCCGTTGTCTGCCTTTCCGTTATTTTCATATGGACAATGCTCTTTGTGGCCGGCGGCCTACTAACTCGCAGAATCACCTCTGTTCCCTCTCTAGGCCAGGTTCTCGATATTTTGAGCATATTGAGGCCAGAAAGAGATAGGCATGCACATTGATGGTAAAGCCCGCCTAGGCGGGCTTTTTCATGCCTTAACGCTTTTTTCACGCCCTGCCCTGCACAGTGAAGGCTCATCCGATTTCCCTACGTTAGCCCGCGCTTCCCAGCGGGCTTTTTTACGCCTGCGTGATGGCTCAAGGCCAGAGTGGTAGGATGGCGACTCAATTCACAGGGAGGTCGCCATGCTTCGCCACATCCACCGCTTTCTTCTCGCTGCCGTAGTCGTCGCTCTGGCTGGGTGCGCCGGCACACCATTCACCTTCGGCCAGGCCAGCCAGGTTAAGGTCGGCATGACCGAGGATCAGCTCTACGAGATCATGGGTAACCCCTACATGGTCACATCCAGGGAAGAGGGCCAGATGTGGATCTACAGCCATGCCACCGCCTTCAGTGGCGCTAAGACCGTATCCTTCGAGACGAAGGACGGCAAGGTGACCAAAGTTCCGTACATCCCGAAGGACTTCATCGCCAAACCAAGCCCTGATGAGTGATTCAACCGATTCCATGAAGCCCGCCTAGCGCGGGCTTTTTTGTGGGCGCGAGAAAAATGTGTACTTTTGGTACTTGACGACTGTGAACCTCTGGTACATATTTACACCCATCGAGGCGCTACACAGCCCCTCGGGAGGCCCTCAAGGCCACACACGACTGGTGAAGCCGCCAGATAGCACGGGATCAGCGAAGTGATCTCCCAGCCCCGGAAAGCGGGACCGACTGGAATCAAGTTCTTTGACAGATGAAGCGCCGATGCTGCCGCCAGTAGCGGGCTGAGGCGTACGGACCACGAGATTCACTGAAGCACCTGGGCGACCGGGTGCTTTGGGAATCCACTGGAGGAACACAGCATGAACCGCAAACAATTCCGGAAGGCCCGCGTCGCCGTGAAGTCCGACCGCCTGAACAACACCTGCAACTGCCTCGTTCCCGGTTACGAGAAGGCGCTGATCCTTGAGCTGATGCACCGCCCACGCTCCTGGTGATTTCACTCGCAGCCATTCCTATGAGTGGCTGCCGGGAAATCAACCCGAGGGCATCCACGTGAACAAAGAAGAAATCTACGACGAGCAGATCAGCCCGCTGATGCAGCAGATCATCGCCATCTGTAAGGAAAAGGGCATCGCAATGCAGGCCAGCTTCGACATCGCTCACGATGGCGAAGGCCCGAACGGCGAGGATTGCTCGTCTCTGACCTGCACAACTCACTTGCCTGACGGTGAAGGTAAGTTCAACGAGCGCTTCGAAAAGGCAAACCAAATCATTCGCCAGGGTCACCGCTCGCACAGCGCTCCGGTTATGCACCTCACCACCGTGAACCCCGATGGCTCAATGACCCTGGCCGCGATCATCTGAACAACCAACGCCACGTCAGCATGACGATAAATGGCCGTCGGGAATCGCTGCGCAAGTTCGACGTTAAAGCACAGGAAGCGTGACAGCCGGAAAAGACGGCCCGATCACCTCGCAAGAGGCTGCATCGGAGTGTGATCTGAATGCGCAGGCTGATGCGCGAGTGTAAGACCTGGTGGATCGCGGGAATCATGGCCGGCAAAGTGAGTAAGCGCCCAGATGGCCATGGCGAGTCCAACAATGAGCGGCTGAAACCTTCGCCCCGGTGAAACCCCGGTGTCACTGAGGCCGCTAATAGCCAAGCCGGAGATCAGCACCGGCCAGATCACACCCCGATGCATCCCGCATCCCAACTGGAGTACCACATGCTCCTTCTCATCCTGATCGGCGCAGCGCTCAGCCACATGAGGCCAGAACCTCATCCTGAAAGCGGCCTGCCTACCGGTCCATTGCGCAGTCATCGAGAGCGATGGCGAACATCCATCGGGGCACAGGCCGTTCTGGAGGCTGTGTCCCGCCAAGAACTCTCGACTCTGATAAGGCATTGAGCCTATGGAAGAAAGCCCGGGGAATCCTCGGGCTTTCGCTCGAAATACCCTTCCCTTCACATCGACCGCATCGGCAGGCGCCAGGCCACCTTTCACGGTGGGTTTGGTCACCCGCGCCTGGCTCCTGGCCAATGCGGTCCTACTGAGGCTTTCACGATGAGCAAAGACACAGGCGGACCGGCGTTCCCGGTCTCGTATGACCACGACACCTTCCAGCCATCTCGTGTCGACGAGGCCAAGCAGCTTATGTCAGGTATGACCCTGCTCGATTACTTCGCGGCTAAGGCGCTTGTCGGACTTCTGTCTTGGCCTGGCGACGATGGAAGCGGCAGCTATCACTCGAACAGCGACCCGGCTCATACCGCAAGCATGGCTTACGAATACGGCAAGGCCATGCTCGCCGCCCGGGTGAAGCCATGATCGCCTGGATCAAGTGCAGCGACAGGCTGCCGGAGGTTGGGACCAGGGTTCTTGCTTGGAACGAACAATACGGTGCCCGTGAGTCGCTTTACCGCGAATACGGCAAGGGCTCGATTGCTCACTCCCTCGGATATCCGCCGTACTTCTCGTGGGAAGAGCCGCAAAGCAGTTGGGCTTCAAGCTGGAAACCGACCCACTGGCAGCCCCTCCCTTCCCCACCCACCGAGTAACCCACCACCTGGAGGCGACCATGGGCGCACTTCGAGCAGCACAGTTTGAGTACGACAACCGGATGCCGCCGGCGGTGAGCGACGATGACGCCGACCAGGTGGAGTGGATCGAATCCAACGCGCAGAAGCTGGTACTGGGCTATCGGGTCAGCTGGGGCTATCGCGGGGAACGCGGCGAGATCACCCAGGCCGACTTCGCCCGGGCTGTGCAGGACCATTTGAACAACCGCCAGATAGACGGCCTGGACCAGCAGGATGCCTTCGGCAAGCTGGTCATGGCTGGCATGGGTACTGGAAGCAAGGGCTTCATCATGGAGCTGTGTACCTACCTGCTTGGCGGACCCAAGGTCCTCAAGGAAATCGCAGCCGACCTGCTGCGCCCGGTAGCGGCCAAGGCCGTCGCAGCCGAGCAGGATCGCGAGCGCGACATTCTGGAGTGCGGATTTTGAAGACGCCTGAGCAGATGCACGCCCTGGCAATCGGCGAGGTGATGTCGCAGCTTCGCCAGCTGGCCAAATCCCCCACCCCTGTTCCAGACCAGACCTTCGTCCTCGGCATGCTGGAAGGCTTCGAGAAGATCGGCGTCTTCGACCTTCAGACCCTGACCAACATCCGCGACAAGGTCTTCGTCACCACCACTCAACGCGTTGAGCAACTGAGGGAATCAGCATGACCACAGCACCTGTGAAGTCCCTGATTGACGAACAGCTCGAGCAGATCGAGCGCAGCCTGGCGATCATCGGCGTGGGTCTTCCCCGCGAACTCCCGGTGCAGAAGCTTCCACCGGAGATCGTTGCGGCGCTCAAGGCCGGCCAGATCGCTGTGAGGCCTCGGCCATGACCAGCTACCAGCGCGCCCGCCGCTTGGTCATCTGGCGCGGCTCATTCTCCATGCTCTTCGCCTGCACCTTCTTCATGCTCGCCAGCGCGCTGGCCGGCAGCATCACTTCCTGAACACACACCCGGCGCACGGCGGGCCTTCGGGATAACCGTACCCCTTTGGGAGCGTAAGCGGCGAGAGCGCGCAACCATCCACCGCAGCCAGGGCCTGGAGCGTACCTCCGTGCCTGGGTGACCTGGCATTTCCCCTTTCAACTGACGGCGCCGGCCTGGCGCGAGGTTTTCTAATGTCCGCAGAACAGAAACTGATCGCGATCGAAGAGATCAGCGAGGCGAACGCACCGGCCATCTACGTGGCCGGCGGCCTGCAGCAATTCATTGACCTGGTGAAGGCTGAGGTCGAAGGCGAAGTGCCCGACCTGACCACCCGCAAGGGCCGCGAACGCATCGCCAGCCTGGCCGCCAAGGTCAGCAAGTCGAAGACGGCCGTCGAGAAGCCCGGTCGCGACTACCTGCGCCGGCTCAAGGAAATGCCGAAGGTGGTCGAGGCCGAACTGCGTGAGTTCGTGACCACGATGGACGCGCTACGGGACGAGACGCGCCGGCCGCTAACCGAGTGGGAAGCCGCCGAGGATGCGCGGATCGACCGCCACAACGACCGCCTGAACTGGCTGAAGACTCTGGCCGACGACCTGGGCGATCTGAACTCCCTGCAACTCAAGGGCCTGATTGCCGAAGCTGAAGGCATGCAGCTTGGCGCCCACTGGGAGGAATTCGAGGCAGAAGCGGCCAACACCAAGGACAAGGTCCTGACCAGTCTGCGGGCAGCGCTCCAGAAGCGCGAGAAGTTCGAAGCCGAGCAAGCCGAACTTGCCCGCCTGCGCCGTGAAGCAGAAGAGCGCGCCGAACAAGATCGCATACGTCTGGCCCAAGAGGCCGCGGTTGAGGCCGAGCGCCAGCGCGTGGCCCAGCAGCAGCAAGCAGAACGCGAAGCCGCAGCCCGCCGAGAGCAGGAACTGCTTGACCAGGCCGCTGCACAAGAGCGCGAAGCCGAGAACCAGCGACTCCAGCTCAAGCTGCAGGCGGAGCAAGCCGAACGTGCCCGGGTTCAGGCTGAAGCCGATCGCGTTGCCGCCGAGCAGCGGATGGAGCAGGAGCGTCAGGCGGCCGCCCGCCGGCAAGAGGAAGCAGCCGAGCAGGCCCGCCAGGACGAGCGCCGCCGCGCTGATGCCGCTGCCGCGGAGATTCTTCGCCAGCAAGAAGCCCGCGAGCGCGACCAGGCCCACAAAGCAAAGGTTATGGGCGAGGCCAAAACAGCGTTGATGTCACTGAACATCACCGAGGAGCTGGCCAGGGCCATCGTGCTCAAGATCGCTCGCCGCGAAATCCCGAACATCACCATCAACTTCTGAGGTAGCCGCCATGAGCAGCACCATCATTGTGCCGGAGCAGCGCCGCCAGGCAGTTGCGGCAGCCGGCCCAGTCGACAACAGCATCATGGCTGTAATCAGTCGAGCAGCTGCAGATCCGTCCTGCGACATCGAGAAGATGGAGCGCCTTTTGGCCATGCATGAGCGCATGCAGGCCAAGACAGCAGAAGCCGCCTTCAACGCCGGCATGGCGCAGATGCAATGCGAGATCCCGACCGTGTTCGAAGCGGCGGTGAATCTGCACACCGGCAACGCCTACGCCACGCTCGACGACATCACCCGGGTGGTCAAGCCGATCATGCAGCGGCACGGCTTCGCGATCACCTTCAAGGTGGAGAACCAGGACAAGTCGATCAGCGTCACCGGCATCCTGATGCACCGCGACGGACACCGCGAGCAGACAACCATGACCCTGCCGGCCGACATCGGCAAAGGCCGGAACGATGTTCAAGCCGTCGGCTCGTCCACCACCTACGGCAAGCGCTACGTGATGTGCGCCTTGCTGAACATCACAACCGGCGACGTCAGGGACGACGACGCGCAATCGTCGGATGGCTCCGACACGGCAGAAATGCGGGCCCAGGCGGTGAACGACATCCTTGCCCAGGTCGAAGCTGCCGCCACGCCAGACGAGCTCAAGGATGTGTGGCAGGCATCCGTAAAGGTCATGCAGGCCAGCGGAGACAAAGCCGGATACGACGCGGTGAAGATCGCCGTGACCAAGCGGAAGACAGCACTGGAGGCCAATCCATGATCATCGTCAATTGCACCCAAGGCTCGCCAGAGTGGCTGCAGGCCCGTGCCGGCGTTATCACCGCCAGCATGTTCAGCACCGCACGCTCCAAAGTGAACGGGCTCACCGCCCAGCAGCGCACGTACGTCGACGCCATCCTGTCCGGCCACAGCGAGGCCAAGGCTCGTGATCTGGCTGGCTACAAGGCCGCGCCCAAGGCTGAGGTCGTGCAGCGGGCCCTGGATGGCGAGAAGGTCGGCGAACCGTCCAATGCCGCCCTCTCCTACGCCTTCGAGCTGGCCGTCGAGCGCATCGGTGGCGCCCCGCTCGACGGCGGGTTCGAAACCTGGCAGATGCGCCGCGGCCACGAACTTGAGCCAGAGGCCCGGATGGAGCATGAAATCCAGACAGGCCTGATCGTCACACAGGTCGGCCTGGTCAAAACGGACGACGGCTCATTCGGCGCCAGCGCGGACGGATTCATCGGCGAGGACGGCGGCAGCGAGTACAAGTGCTTCCTGGCCCCGGACAAGCTGCGCGCATTCCACATCGAGAACGATGCCAGCGATGTCATAGACCAGGTGCAGGGCTGTATGTGGATCACCGGCCGGAAGTGGTGGCACATCGGGATGTACTGCCCACTCCTAAAGCCAGTCGGCCGCCAGCTCTGGTGGCGCGAGTTCAAGCGCGATGACGACTACATCGAACAGCTGGAGCAGGACCTCTGGGAGTTCAAGCTGCTGGTCGATGGATACGAGAAACAACTCAGGAGCAAAGCAGCATGAAAGGCGTCAACAAAGTCATCCTGGTTGGCACCTGTGGCAGGGACCCGGAAGTCCGATACCTGCCAAACGGGAATGCCGTGACCAATGTCAGCCTTGCCACCAGCGAGTCTTGGAACGACAGACAGACCGGTCAGAAGGTCGAGAAAACCGAGTGGCACAGGGTGGTGCTGTTCGGCAAGGTCGCGGAAATCGCCGGCGAATATCTACGCAAAGGGTCGCAGTGCTACATCGAGGGCAAGCTCAAAACCCGGGAATGGGAGCAGGACGGCATCAAGCGGTACAGCACCGAGGTGCACGTTGACATCAACGGCACCCTGCAACTGCTGGGCGGCCGGCCTGAGAACCAAGGCGGCGGCCAGCAGCGACAACAGCGGCAGCCTCAACAACAGCGGCAACATCGCCATCAACCTCGACAGCAGCACAACTACAACGCGAATGACAACTACGGACAACAGAGCCAGCAGTCGGCGCCACCGGATAATTTCGACGACGACATCCCGTTCGCCCCACTCCACCACCTGGCGGGTGCATAGCCATGAGCGATTGCGGCGAGCATCCCAGCGTCTACTACCTTGGCCGGGAATGCCGCCGCAACGGTGGCGGCAAGATGGCCAACCCATTCGCCTATCACACCTTCCACGGCGCCTGGTTCTTGGCCGGGTGGAACGACATGGATCTTGAGATTGAGCAGAAAAATCCGAAGCGCGCTGCAAAGAACAAGGCGGCGTGAGCAGTTCAACCTACCGCCCAGCGGATTGAAGGAGGTGCCGTATGGCGATGACGCCGCAGGAGCGCGACAAGCGCCGGCGCGAGAAACAGGAGCGCTTGGGCGAGCAGGATCTGCGCTTGAAGGTCACCGCTGCTCATGTCAGCCAGCTTTCTGAGCTGATGTCCTGGGACGAGATCGAGGAAAGCGGCGAAGCGCTCACCCTTCTGATCTACAACGCTCACAAGCTCGGCCGGGAGAAGTTTCCTTTCTTCGCCGCCGGCGCCCACCTTGAGATTGAAAGCGACAAGCACATCAAATCGGATCGATGCGAGATCAGGCTGATGGCCCGGCGCGGCACCGTCCAGCAGATCGACGCAATGGGCGAGTGGATCAACACCACGGACCGCAGCTTCATCGTCCGCCTGCTGATTGATCGCGCCCATGCTCTGGGGCCGATTCAGGCCCTCACGCTTCTGGGGTCGCCTCCGCGCCACAAATTCGCAATGAGCAATTCTGTGGCGCGCGCCCTTGATGAATGGCGAATGCAGCGAGAGCTTCGATCGCCCGATATCCGCCTTGGCGACGACCCCGACGACAAAGGCCTCCTGCTTCTCGCAAGTGCCTGACCCGCGCTGCCAGCCAGCGCCTTCCCCTATTCAACGATAACGCCTCCCCGGCGAGGGCGGCGCCTGCACGCAAGGACCACAACATGACCCAGCAGCACCGCATCCTGGTGGGCGACTGCATCGAGATGATGCGGACGCTGCCGGATCAGTCAGTGCACACCTGCATCACCAGCCCGCCCTATTTCGGGCTGCGCGACTACGGGGTCGACGGCCAGATCGGGCTGGAGGCCTCCCCCCGAGAATTCATCGAGAGACTGGTCGCTGTGTTCCGCGAGGTGCGCCGCGTGCTGCGGGATGACGGCACACTTTGGGTGAACATGGGCGACAGCTACTCAAATGGTGGTAGGACCTGGCGGGCACCTGACAAAAAGTCAGAAGGCAGGGCCATGGAAACGCGACCTGATGATGGACTGAAACCGAAGGACCTTTTGGGCATGCCGTGGCGCCTGGCCTTCGCGCTGCAGGACGACGGCTGGTACCTCCGTCAGGATATCGTATGGGCCAAGCCGAACCCTATGCCAGAAAGCGTACGCGACCGGTGCACCAAAGCGCACGAGTATCTGTTCCTGCTCAGCAAGAGCCCGCGCTATTACTTCGACCAGGACGCCATACGCGAGCCTGCCCGAGCCCAGGCGGCCCCGGAAAGCGCCAGCAGGCGCAACAGCTTCGCCAGGGAGACGAAGTACACCGATGGCGAGCACGGGCAGACAGCGCAGCACCGTACAGGCCGTAATGATGTGGACTACGACGAGACCCGGAACAAGCGCAGCGTCTGGACGGTGTCCACCGCTAGCTTCAAAGGCGCGCACTTCGCCACCTTCCCGCCCGACCTGATCCGCCCATGCGTCCTGGCCGGCTCGCCGCGCGGCGGGATGGTGCTCGACCCGTTCGGCGGCGCCGGTACCACCGCACTCGTTGCCATGCAGGAAGGCCGGCAATCGGTCATCTGCGAGCTGAACCCCGAATACGCAGCCCTCGCCCGCCAGCGTCTGGATACAGCCTGGATCGAAGGCGCTGCACAGATGGATTTCTTGCTGGATCAATCGCCAGCCGCTTAATCACGGAGTTACCCATGCCCACAGAAAACCGATCCAGCAACACAGAGATGGTCAGCTTCCCTCGCGAACTGTCCGACGACCTGGCAGAGCTAATCGCTCACCGAGCACGCGTATGCGGCGGCGGCGCCTTCGAGATCTGGGAGGCAATCTGCGAAGGTTTCGCGGCGCCAGCCCAGCAGCCCCAACCCGAGCCAATAGCCTGGATGGTTGGTACTGCCTTCTGGTGGACCAAAGAAGAGGCAGAGAGGGATGCGGCGGAGACTGGGCTGCCGATTGTCGGCCTGGGGGCGATGACCGGCGCAGCGCCTGCCGAGCAGCACCAGGGCGAGCCGGTAGCATGGATGGACCCGCGCTCACCTCAAATGCACGCGACGATCTCGAATGAGGTCAAGCAGCACAACGTCAAGTTCGGCGGCGCCCCTGCCTCGGCAATCAACGGCTACACCGTCCCCCTCTACACCCACGCCGACCCTGGCGATCTTGAGCGATGCGAAGCGAGACTGCATGAGGTTGCGAGCCTCTGCGCCACCGTAGAGCAGGAGCGCGACACCCTGCGCGCGCAGCTGGCCGAGGCGCATGCGCTACTGCGCGATATCGAATTAACGATGGATGCTCAAGAGGACTCTGTGTCGCTTGGCTATGACATTGAAATGCGGATGGCCACCATCCTGCGACCATCCGCCAGCGCAGAGCCGAGCGCGCCGAAGTGCACGTATTGCGGCGACACCGGCCAGATCATGGTCGGTCGCAGCGGTGATGCCAACGACGGCAACGCGCCGATCATGGAGCCCTGCGAAGACTGCGACGGCAGCGGTTCATCTGGCGGGCAGATGCACAGCAACGGAATGGACGAACCCGAATATGAGCCCTTCAAGTGTGAGACTTGCGATGGCTTCGGTTCCGTTCCTGATGGTGAAATCACCGGAGCCGGTGGCGTTGAGTTCGAGAGCGGTCCGATTCAATGCGTGAAGGACTGCCCGGACTGCAAGCCGAGCGCGCCGGTTGATCGAGATGAGCGGGCTTTGATTGAGCTGGCCCTTAGCGAGTATGGCAAGGCCACGGGCAAACACGTACTGCCAGGTGGCATCAACGAAAATCAAGACGGATTCGTCCACGGGTTCTTGGTTCGCGCCGCCCTGGAGCGCAAGCCCTCCTGACCACTGGAGTACAAAAGTACTCCACTCAGCTGTAGCCCCTGTCCCCTCTATTTCGAGCAGGCGACTTTATCGAATTTCGGCTGGGTATCGGTGGCGATCCGGCGAGCCCGCCCCACTCCCCAGGCCAGCGCCCTGGTCATTGACTCGCCAGGTCGGGAATCGAAAGCCTCTTCGTGAAGGGCCATGCCACTCGCGGCATATACCCCAATGAACATCTGCGTGTTACCCGTTCGCGACAGGCGCACCTGAACATCAATGACCGTTCCATCCTCGAGTTCTTCGTCATGAGTTCGGTGGTGAAGCGTTGGATCAGCCCACTCCCAGAAAACTTCACCGCGAATCCTCATGTCGGCCTCCTACGATTTTAGTTGTATGCCACGGGTGAACTCTCACCATAGCCAAAGCGAGGCGAGACGCAATCTCGGTATCGCAGCTTGAGAACTGAATCGGACCATCGGCCGATTTTCTTGTACCGAACCCAACCACTTGTACAACTCACTGCCGCGATATGGCGGCCAAGGAACCCGCATGCCTGCAAAACAATATCCTCTGGAGGTGCAAAGCGTCGGCAGCGACACCTACATCGCAATGAGCAAGGGCCATCACGACCTTGATGTGTTCATGGCTGAAGCCGTCAAAGAACACCCGGGCTGGTTCCTGGGCGGCCCGCAGCATAAATGGTGCAAGACGGTGCCGGATCGCTCTGGCGAGTTTGCACACCGATATGTGTTCGTCGAGGAAGGCACGCCAGGCGCATGGCCGGCAACCTACTGCTGGGAGTTCGGCGAGGACTACAAGCGCTACAACGCCGAGGTGCAGCCATGACCCGCCTCGCCCTCTGCCTCCTGCTGCTGGCCACCGGTGCCAGCGCAACCGAGAACGTCATCGACGTACAGCACGACAGCCAGCGCGGCGTCACCTGCTACCTGCTCAATGGGGTCGGCATCAGCTGCATCCCCGACAGCCAGCTGCAGGCCGGCAACGAGCGCCAGCTCTCCCCGCACGAAACCCAACCCGAACCTACACCCGCTCTGGCGCCTGGGCGCTGGATTGATGAGAGGTATCAACTGTGAAAATTGGAAGGCTCTTTATCGGACTGAAGTGGTGCTACGGCGCGAAAGACCAAGCTGTGATCTTGAGCTGGGAGCTGAAGTGCGGCTACTGGCGGTGGGCGATCTGGTGGCGTAAGCCAAAGAAAGCGCTGTGCCTTCCGGCCTTCGGGCCATCCATGGCGGCAGGTACCAAGTACTTCGTTGGCCATGGCCACTTTGGCGCCTGGGCGCGGCTTCCGCTGGTCGGCTCGTTGTCCATCTCAACCCAACCGCCCTATCCGGCGCAGGTGCAGCCATGACCGACCTGATCGAAGTGAGGGTATCCAACCTGGTCGGCACGGCACTGGACTGGGCTGTGGCTAAGGCGCTCGGATGGCAAATGGTGCGAGTACCGTCCGACATTGACGGAAACAACGGTGGAGAGGTACTTGCGCCACCGGATTTCAGCAAGGACTTTCAGTTCCCGCCCCGGGGCGCAGTCCCAGTTGGCTACTTTCTGCGCCGCTGGTCTACCGACTGGAGCCAAGGTGGTCCGCTTATCGACAAGCATGGAGGCAGCGTTCAGCACGATCGGGGAGTCCCGCTCAGCACCCGCTATAGCGCGGGGCCAGATGGTGATGCGGTCTGGTGCTACGGCCCCACGCCACTTATCGCATTCTGCCGAGGCCTAGTCCGCTACAAACTCGGCGACACCGTCCAGGTGCCCAAGGAGCTGATGCCATGAATATCGATACGAAAGATCTGCAGGAGCTGGTCAAGCGCGTACTCACTGATCGACTGTTCTGCGGCGACGAGACCCATCGAACCCTGGCTACAGGCGTCGAATCGCTGCTAGCCGAGATCCAGGCCCTGCGCAAGGAGGCCGAGCGCAGCAAGCGCATGCTGCTGGATGCCTGCGTCTCCGTCGGCAGCATTGGCGAAGCCCTCGGCCTGGATATGGATGCCGACGCCGACACGATGATCGGCACGGCCCGCGACCTGATCGAAGGCCTTAACCGCATCGCCAAGGAATGCCCGCTTGGAAGCCCAGGCTTTGCCATCGCTTGTGAGGTACTTGGTGAGCTTGGCGTGCAGCAGGAGACGCAACCATGATCCTGCCCCTGATGTACATGGCCTACCTGATCTACAGGGGGCCGCGATGAGCAAGAACTGCAACACCTGCAAGTGGCTGGAGTGGGTTGACGGCGAAAGCGAGTCGGACACCGGCTTCACGTGCAACAAGCGTCATCAGCAGATGTGGGCCGACGGCCGCGAGCAAGAGCTGCTCGACAACCTGGAGCGCGACGATTACCGCGCGCGCTACAAACGCTGCTTCGAACCAGAAGCCTAACCCCTCCCCCTACTACTTAAGCTCGCCGACATGCGCGGGCGAGGAGCAATCATGTCTGATTTTCAGACCACGACCGAACCCGTGGCCAGGAAGCGCCATGCCTGCTGCGAATGCCGTGGGCATATCGAGCCTGGGCAGCGATACCAACTGGTGGCTGGCTGCTGGGAAGGTTCGATGGAGAGTTTCAAAACCTGCCTTCCCTGCGTTCAAGCCCGTGACTGGGCAACTACCCAACCTGAATGGGTAGGTGACGGGGAGCACCTCTACTACTTCGGCATGCTGGAAGAGGACTTGGCCAACCTGGCTCCGGAGGTTGCACCCGGCGACGGACGACGCTTCAGAGCCTATCGCATACAAGTTCAAATCTGTCGCCGCCGTGAAGCTGCGCACTCACAGAAAGCAGCCTGACCACCAACCTGCCGCCACCGGCGGCGTGGAGACCATCCATGAACCTGATCGACTGCTACGTCACGAAGATCCTCGGCGAGCCGTACCGCAAGTTCGGCGCCTGGTGGGTATCGGTGGAATACATGGCCGAGGGCTGGCCCGGCACCAAAGAACTCATGTTTCGCACCGAAGCCGCAGCCAGAGCCGCGGCAGTCGGGTACCACTTCACGGCCTGAGGAGGCCCAGCCATGGTCCGATACAAGACCGTAGAACAGTTTTCCCGCGAGTCTGGCTACACACCTGACGCCATAAGGACCAAAATTCGCGACGGCAAATGGCCGAAGCACATGGTCTGGCGCAAAGCGCCTGACGGAAGAATCTTAATTGACGTTGAGGGGTATTACTCATGGGTAGAGATGGGGGAGGCGTCAGGCCCGCGTCTTCAAGTAGTATCGAAATCACATTCCAATACCAGGGCGTCCGGTGCCGGGAGCGGGTCCAGCTCAAG